TCTGGAGTATGTGCATCTGAATACTGTGGAGGGATTGACCTGGAGCGGTATAGGTTACGGGAAAGTGATAGTTATTTTTGGCTTTCGGCCAATGTGGAGAGCGGTAGGCGAGGTTTGGCTGCTACCAGGTCACGGAATAGAGCGCCATGCGATATCGGTGTTACGCGGGGCACGCAAGATATTGAGTAACGTCATGCACGATTTTGAACTGAAACGCCTTCAAATCGCCGTATCAACCCGTAACGATACCGCTTACAGATTCGCTAAAAGTCTGTATTTTCAAGAAGAGGCTATAATGAGCAACTATGGCCCAGAAGGTGCAGATTATAAACTGATGGTGAGGTTATCATAATGGGTGGTATATTCAGCAAGCCAAAGGCTCCGAGGCCAGACAACAGCATACTGAAAGCGCAGGAAAAGCAAGAGGCTCGTCTGGCGCAGGAAGAAAAAGAACAAAAGAGTCAGATTTCAGCGCGGTTACGGGCACGCCGTACAGGTGGTTTGCGTCTCCTCATGTCACCAGCCCGTATGAACCAGGAGCAAACAGGAGGTAGTTCAACAAAGTTAGGTGGAGGATCATGACCAAAATCAAAGAAGACCCCCGCGTTTTTCATCGGACTGTAACTGAAAAAACTGTTGAGGAAAAACCCAAAGCACCACGGAGCAAACCCAGTGACGCTAAAAAAACACCAAAATCCAAAAGGCGGTCTTAACGCAGCTGGACGGAAACATTTTGGCGTTAAGGCTCCGGTGCGCAGCGGAGACAATCCAAGGCGTGCATCCTTTCTCGCACGCATGGCCGGCGTCTCAGGCCCGGAGCGTGACAGCAAAGGTCGTCCCACCAGGCTGTTATTATCTCTCCGGGCCTGGGGGGCCTCTTCAAAAGCTGATGCAAAAGCAAAAGCGGCAGCTATAAGCAAGCGGAATAAGGCGAAAAAACAAAATGCCTAAATTAAATGTACCAATGATTATGGAACGCGAGGCTAAAGCACAGGCCCGCAAAGATGAATGGCGTACAATCTATGAAGATTGTTATGAGTTTGCACTGCCGCAGCGCAATCTGTACAGCGGATATTACGAGGGCAAAGTTGCCGGCAAAGGCAAAATGGCCCGCGTGTTTGACAGTACAGCTATCCATGCTACGCAGCGGTTTGCTAATCGGCTCCAGGCGGGACTGTTTCCTCCATACAAACAATGGTGTCGCCTGGAACCTGGTTCAGCTGTCCCAGAGGAGCAAAAGGCAGCTGCGCAAGAGCTGTTTGATGAATACAATCGCCGTATGTTTGACACGTTGCGTCAGACCAATTTTGACCTGGCTATGGGCGAGTTTCTCTTAGAGCTATCTGTAGGCACAGCTGTAATGATGATTACGCCGGGCGATGAGGCTACACCCATCCGTTTTACACCTATCCCTCAATATTTGGTTGCTCTTGAAGAAGGGCCGTATGGCACAGTAGATAACGTATATCGCAAACAACGTATTAAAGCAGAGGCTATTCCGCGTGAATTTAACGATGTGAAAATATCTGCTGAGTTGCAAGATGCGATTGACCGGGCGCCAGACAAAGAGCTGGATTTATTTGATTGTGTGCTGTTGGATTTGGAGTCCGGGCGATATAACTATCATGTAATCTGGCCCGCTAAAAAGCAGGAGCTAGTGTATCGTGAGATGCGCAGCAGCCCGTTTATTGTATCCAGGTACAGCAAAATTGCGGGAGAAATTTACGGGCGAGGTCCTCTGTGTACAGCGATTTCAGATGTGAAAACATTGAACAAGACGCTGGAGCTGGTATTAAAAAACGCCAGTCTGGCGATTGCTGGCGTGTACACAGCTGCAGATGATGGCGTGCTAAATCCACAGAACATCAAAATTCAGCCTGGTGCGGTTATCTCTGTTGCCAGGAACGGCGGCCCGCAGGGAGCATCGCTGACCCCGCTGCCGAAGGCTGGAGACTTCAACACCAGCCAGATTATCATCAATGACTTGCGGATGAACATCAAAAAGATATTGATGGATGATACGCTGCCGCCTGACAATATGTCAGCCCGGTCTGCTACGGAAATCGCAGAAAGGACTCGTGAGCTGGCTACTAACCTGGGAAGTGCTTTCGGAAGGATGATACAGGAAACACTGGTTCCTATTGTTAGCCGCACGCTGTTTGTCATGGATCAACAAGGTTTGATAGATATGCCGCTGAAGGTGAACGGTGTAGAGGTAAAGGTTACGCCGGTATCGCCACTAGCCCAGGCACAGAAGTTGCAAGAGATTAACGATGTTGTGCAGTATATGCAGATTGCCAACCAGATGGGGCCGCAGGGCCAGGCAACAGTGTCTGTGCCGCGAGTCCTGGAGTTTATCGCTGAACGCCTGGGCATCGAGCAAACATTACTTAACAATCCAGAAGAACAGCAAATGATGATGCAGCAAATGCAGCAAATGATGATGGCACAACAGGCGCCACCAGAAGCGCAGGAAGCACCAGGCGTTGAGGAGCAGATGGTATGACCGAGGGATGGGACAGTTTAGCCCCGGCAGAAAATGAACAGCCACAAGCAGACAAACTAGATATCCTTTATGCAAAAGCATTTAGCAGCCCGGAAGGGCAGAAAGTGCTAGAGCATTTACGTGAGATTACTATTGAGCAACCAAGCTGGCAGCCAGGTGAAGATGCAAGTTTTGGGCACGCCCGCGAGGGTATGTGCAACCTTGTAAGGTATATTGAGAAGCGCATTAGGAGGAGCGAGAATGGATAACCAGGAAGCCGTACAGGCAACAGAACAACAGGCGGAAGCCCCGCTTATCAACCCGCAACAGACGGAAGCACAGGAGACACAGGCTGAACAGCCTATGCCGCTGTTTGAAGAACAGCAGACAGAAACAGATATTGATGACGATGACGAGCCGATAGAAAAGCCGGATTATTATCCAGCAAAGTTTTGGGATGAGGATGGACCCGATGTTGAAAAACTCGCAAAAAGTTATGCAGAGCTTGAAAAGCAATTTAAATCTGGTAAGCACAAAGCTCCAGAAGGTGATTATGAGCTTGATTCCCTGGTCGACAAGGGACTTGACCCAGAAGATGAAACAGTCGGCATCTTCTCAGAGTGGGCCAAAGAAAACGGCGTCAGCCAAGCAGCGTTCGAAGAGCTTGCAGAAAAAGTTCTCCAAGTCAGCAACGCCGAAGGCGAAGCGTTCGAAGCAGACCGCCAGGAAGAAATGAACAAGTTGGGTGAACGTGCCCAAGAAAAAATACAGATGACTGAGCGTTTGCTGATGAAAGCCCCTCTGACAAATGATGAGCGGAACGCCCTGGCATACAGCCTAGATAGCGCTGATGGGATCAATGCTTTTCTTAAATATCACCAATCTTTGACCAATGAAGGCATCCCGATACAGGCAGCCCCAACAGCTCCGGCGATGACTAGGGAAGACTTGGAATTTGCGATTGCAGACCCACGTTGGAAGACTGAGCCAGCATGGCGTCAGAAGATTGAAAAGCAGTGGATGGAAGCAAATTCCTAGATATAGTTGCCAAACTATTAAAAACAGTGTAAATGTGGTATTGAAGGCTAACCGCTCCGGCCCTTCTATGAGATGAAATCTCTGGCCGGCATGACCACTTTCATGCAAGCGACTGCCCGTAAGGATAACAGTTTGCGAGATATCAGTAACTTTGTTTAGGAGGTTCCTGCTATGGCGCAGAACGTAACCACAGCGTTTGTTACCTTATTTGAAAGTGAGGTTAAGCAAGCGTATCAATCAGAAGCCCTGCTGCGCGGAACAATGCGTACCCGTACAGGCGTCCAGGGAAACACAGTAAAGTTTCCTAAAATCGGAAAAGGTGTAGCAACAGCTCGTATTAATCAGACTGATGTAACCCCTCTAAATGTCACCTACAGCACCGTTCAGGCACAGATGTCTGATTTTATCGCTGCAGAGTACAGTGATATCTTCCACCAAACTCACATCAACTTTGATGAGAGACGTGAGTTGGTAGAGGTAGTTTCAAAAGCTATCGCTAGACGGATGGATCAAATTTGCATAGATGCACTTGATGCAGCATCTTCTCCATCTACTGTTGCAACAACTGTTGGTGGTTCTGGTTCAAACATGAATGTTGCTAAATTGAGAGCTGCAGCAAAGGCATTGAATGAAAAGAATGTGCCTTCAGAGAACAGATATGTTCTAATGCACGCCTCTCAGCTTGATAGTTTGTTGAGTGAAACAGAAGTCACATCGAGCGATTTTGCGGCTGTGAAAAGTTTGGTCCAGGGTGAGGTAAATACCTTTTTGGGATTCACCTTCATCACTATGGGCGATAGAGACGAAGGCGGTGTTCCAAAGCCGTCAACCCGTACTTGCTTTGCCTGGCATCAGGATTCGATGGGGTATGCTGAGTCAATGGCTCAAAAAAGTGAGGTCAATTATATCCCGGAAAAAACTAGCTTCCTGGTGTCATCAATGTTCTCGGCGGGCGCCGTTGCGATCGATGATGATGGCATAGTGAAAATTAGCTGTACTGAATAAGGAGAGTAAAATATGGCTTATTCATCAACTGGTTTGAGTGTGGTTGCAGCTTCTAAAGCCGGAAATGCACCGTCAATCTACTCTTACTCTGAAAACAATACCAAGGCGAATATGACAGGCTCTGGTTATTTTAACAGCATTTCAGATATTTTAAGGGTTGGGGATTTGGTTATTCTATATGACACAGGCACTCCAACAATGACATTATCTGTTGTGGCTACGAATAGCGGCGGCGTTGTAAATCTGTCTAACGGAACAGCTGTAGACGTTACAGCTGGCTCTTAATCTCCCTGACGGGGGCCGATCCAACCGGCCCCCACCAAACTACAGGAGGGCGGAATGGCTGCCGGTGACACTGATTTATCAATTTGCTCAGATGCTTTGATATTGTTAGGAGCCGCTCCGCTCTCTTCCTTTACTGAGGGCACAGACGCTGCACAGACTTGTGACCGTCTTTATCCAGACTTTCGTGATAGTATGCTGTCCAGATATCCGTGGAGCTGGTCTTACAAAAAAATACAGCTTGCAAGGTTAGGGACCGCCCCGCTAAATGAATTTGAACACGCTTACCAGCTGCCTGGTGATATGCTGTCAGGCGTTCAAGCTGTTTTTGAAACAACGTCTACTAACCAGGCGCCTCTCAATGACGGCTGGGAAATCTATGGCGAAGAGCTGTTTACTAATCTAGACACTGTTTATATCGATTATCAAACTACTGTTGATGAAAGCAAAATGCCTAATTATTTTGTGCAGCTTTTGCGCACTGCGTTTGCTGCAGAAATAGCGATAACAATAACAGACCAGGCGACAAAAGCAGATTATTTTAGAGGGCTGGCCTATGGCACGCCTAGTGAAAACGGACGCGGCGGTCTGTTTCGTGAGTCTGTAAACATCGACAGCCGTGGTCGGTTGCCGCAGATTATTGAAGATTATGCACTGATTGCGGTGAGATAATGGCTCGTATTGTCCAGTTTCAAACAAATTTTAGCGTTGGTGAGCTGGACCCGTTACTGCGTGCCCGGACTGATTTGCAGCAATACCAGAACGCCCTAGAAACTGCAGAGAACGTAACTATTCAGCCGCAGGGCGGTGCGTCACGCCGAGCTGGCCTAGAATTTATTTATGATTTTGGCAGCAGTTTTACATCATTTAAATTAATACCTTTCGAGTTTAGCGTAGACGATAGCTATCTGTTGGTTGTTGTGACCGGGCGTATCTATGTGTTTAAAGCTGGCGTATTGCAGACAAACATAAACAACAGCGGCAATGATTTTATAGCTGTTTCAGCAATAACATCGGCTATGATTAATGAATTAAATTTTACTCAGGCTGTTGATACATTAATACTGGTCCATGAAGACCTGGAGCCGCAGCGTATTGTGCGAAACAGCGACACCAGCTGGACTGTTGGTGCTTTGCCGCTTACAAATGTGCCGAAATTTGCATATACCATTGCAACAACAAATGGAACTAATCAGCTTTCTGTAACTGGGGCAGATGGAAACATTGATGTAACCTCTTCATCTGGCACGTTTGCATCAACTGACGTAAATCAATACATAAACGTGACACCGTTTGGAAGGTTGCGAATAGTCGATTTTGTAAGCAGCAGTAAAGTTAAGGCATATTGCGAAGTTCCTTTATTTAACAGTGATAACATTCCTGCAGCAGATTATGAGTTTGAAAGAGGTTATGAGGATGTATGGTCATCCACTAGGGGCTTCCCTAGATCAGCAGCGTTCCATGAAAGCCGCTTATATTTCGGCGGCAGCAAGGCAAGGCCGAACACAATATGGGGAAGCAAGGTAGTTGACTTTTTCAATTTTGATATTGGCACTGCCTTAGATGATGAAAGCGTTGAAGCGACCATCAACACCAATCAGCTAAATGTTATTGTCAACTTAAACCCTGGTCAGGACTTGCAAATTTTTTCAACAGGCGGCGAGTTCATTGTTGCCCAGGGAGCAAACGAACCAGTTACGCCTTCAAATTTTCTTATCAAGCCACAAAGCCGTCTGGGAAGCCGACCAGGCGTGCCGGTTGAAGATTTGGCTGGCGCAACCATTATTGTGCAGCGACAGGGCAAATCGCTTATTAGCTTTCAGTTTACAGACTCAACAGCTAGTTATGGGAGTCAACCGCTATCGGTTTTAAGTAGTCACTTGTTGAATGACCCTACAGACCTGTCTATACGCCGGGCAACATCCACAGACGAAACAGACAGACTGTTTTTAGTCAATGGTGGAGATGGCAGCATGGCGGTATATTCAATACTGCAAGCGCAGAACGTCATTGCGCCAAGCAAGTTTACAACAGACGGCGAGTTTGTTGCTGTGGTCAACGAGCTGTCAGATACGTTTGTTATAGTGAAACGCACGATAAATAGCAGCACAGTTTATTATTTAGAAAAGTTTAACGAATCTCTGACCCTGGACAGCGCCAAAACAGGCGCAGGAGCCTCGTCAGTAACGATGGCGCATCTCAATGGCAAAACTGTTGAGATTGTGAGAGATGGCGTTCTGGAGCCTTCCCAGACCGTTCCAGCAAGCCCTCACACTGTTACCTTTGCTACAGCTGCGACAAGCAGCCACCAAGTTGGATTAGATTACAGCGTTACCTTGAAAACTATGCCGGCAGAGCCAAGATTGCCGCAGGGCACAGTTCAAGGCATAAACAAGCGGATTGTCCAGGTAGATGCTATCGTACATAAAACACAAAACATGAGTATAAACGGTAAACTGGTTCCGTTCCGTCAGTTCGGTACAGGCGTGTTGGGACAGCCGGTTCAGGAGTTTACCGGAACAAAGACCGTTCACGGGCTGCTAGGCTTCAGCAACACCGGGCAGATCACAATAACACAGAGCGTACCGTTAAAGATGACGGTGCTGGGCATTGAATATAGAATGAGCGTAGGGAACTGATATGACGCAGATGGCAACAGCGGGCTTTTCCGCATTTATGCAAATTAGAGCTGGTCAAGCACAGAAGGCCATGTATGGCGCGAAGGCAGCCCAGGCAATAACACAGGGTCGCGCAAGAGCTTTAGAGGCAAAACAAAAAGGTCTTGAGGTTTTGCGGAGACTTAATGAAACGCTGGCTACAACAGCTGCTAGAGCAACTACGGGAGGCGGTTCTGTAAATACGCTATCTCTAACAAATTATGCAATGAAAGAAGGGGCAACAGAGTTTTACACTAGCAAAGACAACGCAACGCTGGCTGTTGGACAAGCAAATTTTCAAGCGCAGATTTATAAAACAGCCGGTAAGCAAGCTATGCTCAACGCATACGCTGGCGCAGCCGGCACACTTGGACAGGGTTATTATAATCAAGGCCAGGTTGGTTGGCCAGGGCAATAAGATATGGCACGCAGACCGCGATATCAAAGAGTAGGTGTAGGTTTAGATAGACCGGCTCAAGCAGATTTTGCTGGGCTGCGTGAAACTGCTGCTGCTGCAACAAACATATCCCGTCAAATTGATAGAATGGGCCAGTTTCTTTTCAAAGAAGAGGAAAGGAAGGCAGAGCAGCGCGGCAAGCAAATGGTGCAGGATTTAGGTGCGCAGCCAGTATTAAAGGATTTAGCGAAAAAAGGCGGGCCTACAAACATTGAGCAACGGGCGGCATTTGCAACAGCTAATCGAATTGCAGCTGCTGAATTAGAAACAGAAGCGCAAATCGAAATTGATAAAGTTCTTACTCAAGCAGAAGTAAACAAAACACCGTTTTCACAAGTGCAATCAGATTTGTCCGACATTACAGACGGATTGCCCGCTGCTTTGTCTGACTTAGATCCAGAAACAGCTGGCATTTTGCGGCAGCGTATCAGTTCGCTGCAACAAAAAGCAGAAAACAAATACAGCGCATTTTATAACAATGTGCAGATAAAGGCTGCCCAGGGCCGGGCACTGACAGGCATCGAGGTCAGGCGCAAAAACATTATGCGCACTGCAGCCGGCCAGACTTTTGATGCTTTTGGTGATGTTGATGTTTCTGCCAGGGATCAGTTAGTGCAGCTAGAGATTGAGAGCCTGGCAACATTTATGCGTGATTTGCAGTTTGACGAAGACGATATCAGCAAAATGAAAATATCTGCTGGGCAAGACGCAATCATGGAAAGCACATACTATGATTTTCGTCAGCTCGGCTCATTGGAAGAAAAAACTGCTTTCATTGAAAAGCAGCGTGACGCACTGCCTAAGTTGATAGGCGAAGAAAAAGCCAGGTCAACACTTAACGGTTTACAGACAGAAATGAACAAACAAGTCACCGGGCTAAAAGGTCAGGCGACACAAATTGAAAGAGATATTGCGGCGCAACGCAAAATCATTACAGGCGGTGGTAGGGTATCAGAAGAAATACTGCAATCTTTCGAAACAAAGATTAATGGCTTGGGTGAATATGGGACGGAAGCGCAGCAAGATTTAGCCAAGCTACGCAGATTAGGTATAGCTATGCAGGGCTATAGACAAATGAATCCTGTAGAGTTGCAAGATACTGTCAATCAAATGAACAGCCAGGGCATTGAGGGCATGGGCGGAGCTGGCCTGGACACGACAGAAGAGATAGAGTTGCGCGATGCTGCCGTTACCATGCTCAACACAATGAATACTGAATTAGCAAAAGACCCGCTATCATACGGTATCAAAACGGGCGTAATTGATTTTGAACCGATTGATTTTTTTGCAGACCCAGAAACATTCAGAGAGCAAGTAAACGGACGCATAGGTTCAGCTCTAGCAGTTTCAGCCAGGTATGGCATAGAGCCTACATTTTTGACTGATGAAGAAGCTAACACCATGATGAAAGTGTTAGAGGGTCGAGATGTTAGCGAAAAAATGGCGTTGCTCACCGGCCTTTACTCTGCGTTTGGCGAAACTCATATCAACGATGTCTTTGCTCAGATAGCAGACAAAGACAGAGATATGGGGCACATAACAGGCTTGATTGCTTTAGGGCGCCATCAGATAGCTGCAGAAGCGTTAGCGGGTATGCAGCTGCGTCAGGATGGTTTCAAGGCGCCAGAGTTTACGCCTACAAATACAGACCAGGTGTTCAACGAAGAGGTAGCTAACGCAGCTGTGTTGCAGCCTGATGCCATAACCACTGGCAGAGAGATAGCTAAAAACATTTACACTAAACGTGCGCAGAGAATGGCCTTAGATGCGTTCAATGAGGATGTATGGCGTGAAAGCATACAGATGGCGTTTGGTCAGCAAATGGGCATGGGCGGTATTCAAACTGTCTTTGATCAAAAAGTCATGCTGCCAGGCGATGTTGCTCCGCAGCAAGTTGAAGATGCACTAAACAACATGACGCCAGAACAGCTATACGCAGCATCTGGTGTTCGTATAAGCGATACACTTTTTAAAGACATATTTAAACCAGCTGAAGAAAGGAAAGAAGTTTTTGGTTTAGGTATTCCTGGAACCGCCAGTGACGCAGAGTTCAACACTGATTACAGTATCATTGCCACAGGATATGGCACGTTTGCCATTGTTCTGGGCGACCCTGGCACTCCGGCCAGCGAAATGGTTGCCGGCACTTATGAAGACGAAATGGGCGGGACAGAAGGCAAAAAAGTATTGGAATTAGATATGCTGAAGCTGTTGAGGTATAGATGACCTTTCAGTTTAAAAAAGCAGACCCGCTAGACCTAGCAGCATATCAACAGCGCACAGAGCCAGGTGATGGTTTTGTTGATAGTTTCAACAAAGCAAAACGGGCGTTTGAGCTGAATGATACATCTATTAGTGAGGCTAATGCGCTAGAGGAAGTGTGGCAGCCCATCATCGATGAAATGAACAGCCGGGAAACAGGCGAGACGTTCTACAATCCAGCCATAAACTATGCAACGTCAATCTTCAATGAAGAGCAACAAGAGCAAAGCTATTCGGCTGCACTCGGCGTCATTATGGACGCAATCAATAACAATGATGCGTTTTCTGATCTGCGCGGTGCTGTCGACCGGCAGATGATATTTGAGCAAGCTGCGGAGTTGGCTAGAGATAGCCGGCAAGAATATCTCAAAAGCGTTCAAAACATTTCTACGACTAGGGGCACAATAGGCTCGTTTGCTGGTGCAGCTGCAGCTTCTCTAGATGACCCAGTTCTCATAGGCTCGATGCTTTTTGGTGGCGCAAAAGGGCTATGGCAGATGGCCTTCCAGGAAGCTGCTTTGGGTGCAGGGTCTGAAGCCCTGGTGCAAACAAAAGTCAAAGAATGGTATGCCAGCACTGGCCAGGAGTACACAGATGAACAGTTTTGGAACGCTGTAAAGTTTGGTGCAGCTGCCGGTTTTGCTACGCCGTTTGCGTTTAGAGGCGCCGGCAAAACGATACAGGTTGGTGGCAAAGTAGTGGACCTTACTGTAGACCAGCTAAAATCTGGCATTACTGCATTGCGTGCGGTGGGCGTGCCCAGGTCATCAGAGGCTCGTGTGCTTGAGGAGCTGGCAGATGATGTCCAGGCGTTAGATGATGCTAATCCGCTGCGCAGTGAGCCTACATTCGACATTGCTGCGTCACACGAACATAAAACCCGCGTAGAAGCCGCGTCAGTGGCCGTAGAGCGTAACCAGGCTCCTTTGATACCTGACGAGCCTAAAGTCGCTCCACGGGCGCCTGAGAGCGTTTACGGGCCAGACAACCTTGACGGCACTGTTTTTAGGTTCGACCCGGATGAGTTGCAAGTCGATGCAGAGCTGTTTCAGTTTAAGTCTGGCGGAGACGAGTTTGGCGTTACAGACCGGCTGCAGGGCATAACAACCTGGGACCCGGTAAAGGCTGGTCAGGTAACGGTTTTCGAGTTCGCAGATGGCAGACGTTTTATCGCAGACGGGCATCAACGCATGGGTCTTGCCAAGCGCATAAAAGCATCTGACCCTAGCCAGGATGTGCGTTTGTACGGGCATTTGCTGCGTGAGGTGGACGACTACACTACAGCTGATGCTAGAGTGATTGCTGCTGTAAAAAATATAGCTGAAGGCACTGGCACAGCATTAGACGCAGCCAAGATACTCAAGGATGCGCCGGAGCGTATCGGTGAGCTGCCGCCTCGTTCCAGGCTGGTACAACAGGCCCAGGGGCTAGTGTTGTTATCTAACAAAGCGTTTGGCGCCATTATAAACGATGTGATACCGGCAAACTATGGCGCTATCATAGGGCGTCTTATACCAGAAGACGAAGGTATGCAGGATGCTGCGATAGCGGTTTTAGCCAAAACGCAGCCAGCAAATGAGTTTCAGGCAGAAAGCATTGTGCGCCAGGTAATGGACGCCGGTGCAGAAACCAGGACACAAGAAAGCCTGTTTGGCGAAGAAGTAATTACAGAAAGCTACTTTGCTGAACGGGCAAAGGTTTTAGACCAGGCTGTTAAGCAGCTGCGCAAAGACAAAGCATCATTTGCCAACTTAGTGAAAAATCAAAAACGCCTGGAGGCAGAAGGCAACCAGCTGGCACAATCAGCAAATAAACGGAGAGCAGACAATGACTCGCAAGCAATCGGGCTTCTCCAAGCCCTCGCAAACATCAAAGGGCCGCTCTCGGACGGCCTCACAGCGGCAGCCCGCACAGCCAGAGAAACGGGCAGCTACGGACGAGCTACTGATGGGTTCCTCGAAGATGTCAGACGAGCAATTCAAGAGGGCGATTTTGATAGGCTCGCGGCTGGCGATGCAGGACGCATTGTCAATGATACGCCGCAAAGCAGCCCTCGTCCGGCAGAGCCAGAGCCAGACGTAAGCCTGTTTGATGAGCCGGGTGGCGTTGGTGCGCAGCGGCAAGCAGATCAACTTGAGGCAGATGTAGACAGTCAGATAGCCGCAGAGACAGAACAAAACATATATTTGCGTGATGAGGGCAACCCAGAACCATTTATTGAATATGAGCTTCAGCTAAAACGATCTCAAAATTTTAAATCTTTAGATGACCTAATGGAACGCAGCGCAAAAAACCATGAGCTTTTGCAACAGGCAATTAGAGAAGCGGCAACAGAATCTGGCGCTATACCCAAAGATAACGTAAATATTAAAGGCAAGGAGCGTGTTGCAGAAAAGGTGCGTGATAAGTATGCCGGCGACCTAAATAGAATAGTTGATGTTGCTAGGGGCGGTGTAGATGCGCCTACGCCGACCAGCGCCAATGACTTTGTAAACAAATTAGCGCAGAGATTTAAGATACTAGACGAAGGCTGGTCTGTAACACCAGAAGGTTATTTCGACAGAAAGCTAACGGTTGTAATGCCAGACGGCCAGCTGTCAGAAGTGCAAATATGGGCGCCGGGTCTACTCGAGGCTAAAGAAGCGGGCGGTGGCCATAGACTGTATGAAATCTATAGAAACAAAAATACACCAGAGGCAGAAAAGCAAAAAGCCTTTGATGACATGATTGCGCTATATCAAAAAGTAGCCAACAAGCTGCCGTCAGAATGGCAGATAATTGTTGGCCGTCAGGAAGATGCCGGCATTGTGCCGCCAAGCCGGGCGACCAAAGATGACATAAGCTCTATAGAAACCTCTGGAGAGCCTTCATCACTCAAGACTTCTTTGGAAGATATCGGCCTCCAGGATCCGTCTGCCCCTAGAATGACCATAGAGCCGTCCTCAAGCTCGATGGCCGGTATGGATTTATCTACTAGAAAAAATCGCATTGAAGCCTCCAAAACAAATATAGATATCGCAGTGCAGGATGTCAATCCGCCACGCAGTTTTCAAGATATACTAGATGAGACAGCCAAAGACTTACAACGAAGGGTCTTAGAGATAGAGGATGCAAATAGAATACCTATCGGCAGCACAGTAGACGATGCCGGCAATCAAATAGCCGAAACTATGACCAGAAAAGAAATGCTGGATGAAATAAAACAAGACAAAACAATGCTTGATAGATTACGGGATTGCGTCAAATGAGTTTGAACGAATGTATTATTAATGCTAGGCAAGAAGGTGCGTTGACAGAAAACCAGGCTGGGGAAGCTCTGGAGCTGTTTGTACAGCTCGAAACAGAATATGCAACCAGAATGTCGCCAGGACAGGCAGCAGCACAAGCTGGCCGGGATACGTTTGATGCGCTACAACATCAGGTGTTGCAACGCAAACGCAGAAAGTTGTTGGCATATCAAAACTGGAAACAGATAGGTAAGCAGCTCGATGAGTTTAAAAACTTTAGAGGTGAACAAGACCCGGTTGCTGCAGCTGTTGCGCACTTTGTCCCAGATGAGCGTGCTAAGTTTTCTAACCTGGAAATGCGCACACAGGCTGTAAAAAATGCAGCTACGCGGCAACTATATGATGTCCTGGGCACTTTCCGCAAAAACCTAATCGGCAGCACTAGAAGGAAGGCAAAGCTGGACGATATGGTGCGCGAGATATTTGGCGAGGATACAGGCAATGCACACGCAAAAGAGTTAGCAGCTGCCTGGTCAAAAGCATCAGAATATCTGCGGCAGCGGTTCAATGCAGCCGGCGGCGCTATAGCCAGGCGCAAAGATTGGGGGCTGCCACAGTTCCACGACACACTAAAGGTGCGCAAGGTTGATTACAGAGAATGGTCTAATTTCATACGGCCCAAGCTCAATCTGCAAAAAATGATAGATGAGCAAACCGGACGGCCGTTTACTGATGCCAGGCTGGAGCTTGCTTTGCGTGATGTTTACGAAACAATCCGCACAGATGGCATGGTAAAAATAAAGCCAGGCGCTATGGGTCGCGGCAAGTCTGTCAGCAGCCGTCATACAGATCACAGATTCCTGGTCTTCAACTCAGCTGATGATTGGGTGTCGTATCAAAAGCGTTTTGGTAATCCTGATGCGTTTGATACCATGATGGGTCATATTTCTACTATGAGTCGCGATATCGCAATGATGGAAATATTCGGACCTAATCCACAAGCTACAGTGAACTTTATGAAACAGACGATTGCCAAGCGTGCAGCCGGTAATGAAAAAATGGAAAATCAGGCAAGACGTGCTGCTAAGTCTATTGATGATTTATACGGCGTTATGTCTGGCAGGGCTAATACACCGGTCAGCAGCTTTTTTGGCAACACATTTGCCGGGCTGCGGCAGATACTGCAATCAGCCCAGCTGGGGGCTGCATCGATTGCCGCTTTAACAGACCTTAACTTTCAGCGCATCGCCAGGGCATCAGCCGGGCTGCCGCAAACAAAGATTGTTTCAGACTACCTTAAACAAATGAATCCGTTGTCTGTTGAAGAAAAAGGGCGCCTAGCTATTCGCCTGGGCTTGATTGCAGAAGGCTGGATGTCTGTTGCAGCTGCGCAGCAGCGGTATGTCGGAGATATATCTGGGCCAGAGATAACCAGGCGAGTTGCAGACTTCACAATGAAAGCCTCGTTGCTATCCCCGATGACAAATGCTGGACGCTGGGCTTTTGGTATGGAGTTTTATGGCACACTGGCCGACAGCGTAGGCAAATCATTTGATGAGCTAAACGATGCGCTGCGCAACACTTTGCAGAAATACGATATCGGTTCTGATAAGTGGGATATCATGCGCAGCACAGAGCTGTATGATTGGGAAGGCGCAAAGTTTTTACGGCCAGAAGATATAGAGTTTCGCACAGATATAAGCCCCAGGTTGGCCAGGGACTTGGCAACAAAAGTGATGGAGATGGTTGACACAGAGATGCAGTATGCTGTCCCGTCAACCACTGTAAAGGGCAGAACAGCTCTGATAGGCGAGTCCAAGCCTGGCACGATAGGTGGTGAGTTCTTGCGTTCCTTTGCAATGTATAAAGGTTTTGGTGTTAGCCTGGTAAACTTTCACCTGATGCGCGGTATGAACCAACCAGGGGCCAAAGGCAAAGGCAGATACTTTGCAGACCTAATTATATCAACGACAATCATGGGCGCACTTGCTCTGCAGCTCAAAGAAATGTCAAAAGGGCGCGACCCTAGACCTATGACTGACGCAGAGTTTTGGACCGCAGCGTTCTTGCAAGGCGGTGGATTGGGTATATATGGGGACTTTTTGTTTGCAGATGTAAACCGCTTTGACCGGGGACTGGCTGAGACGATTGCTGGCCCGGTTGTCGGGTTTGCTAATGATGTGCGCAAACTGACAATAGGCAATCTTATGGAAGCAGCTTATGGAGAAGACACAAAAGCAGCTTCTGAGCTCATTAATTTTGCCGGCAGATATACTCCTGGTGCATCATTGTGGTATATGCGACTAGCTTTAGAGCGAATGGTGCTAGACCAGATGAAGATAATGGCTGATCCACAGGCCAGACAAAAGTTTAGGAAGCTGGAAGGGCGATATCGCAGAGACTATGGGCAACGGTATTGGTGGCGTCCAGGACGCTCACAACCGCAACGGAAACCAAATGTTGAGAACATTCTAGCGGAAAGGCAATAGATGTGGTATATTCACAGCCATATAGGAGATATTGATGGCAGACGTTCCTATTAATGCAGTAGACAGACGGGTACAATTTACCGGGAACACAGGGACCGGGCCGTTCTCTTTTACTTTTAACATCCTGGCAGACTCCGATATCGCAGTGTTTAAAAACAATACGCTGCTTACCTTAACTACTGATTACA